TTTCTCGGCTGCCGCTTCGGCGTCTGCCTTGCGTTGTGCTTCGCGTTGCTTTTCATCTTCGATACGCTGCGCCACAATTTCTTCCAAGTCGTCTTCACCGGCAATCAATTTCACCGCGTCGCTGAACAGATATTCGTGTGAGATTGGGATAAGTTTTAGCCGCGATTGTAGGCGTGCGATTTCTGACATTAATTCGGCAAGCACCAACGCTTTTTCTGCGTTTACCGCTTTAGCCAATCCGTCAATGGTGCGTTTGTTTTTCGTTGCCCATTGCATACGTTGATTTATTTCGTTTTTAGGCGTGGTAATTTCCAAGGCAAGTGAAATTGTGTTTTCAGTGCAAGTTTTATTGCACACGTCCATGATTTCCTCTATTGCTTCTTCGGCGATACGTTGGCGCACTTCTGCTTCCTTGGCTTTTACCAACTTATCGCGACTTAAACGTTCATCGCGGAATTTGTCCGCGATCGCTTCCGCCTGTTCGATCAGTTTATTAATATCGCCGCGCTGTGCGTTTTTAATTGCCGCGCGGGTTTTATCTTCCAACTCTTTAAGGATTTTCACTTCTTCCTTTGCGCGCCCGAAATCTTCGTCAGTCTCAAAGGACTGTGTGAGCGTTGATAAAAATTGATCGGCTTGTTTTTCAAAGTCGGTAATATTGGTTGAAAGCACACGGCTTTCGGTGGAGAGAATCAGATCTAACATATTAATTTCCTTTTTAGTCCTGGTCATAATCATTCATTCTTGCGTTTAATTCACGCTCTGCGATTTTCTTAATCGCCTCTTGTCTATAAGACTCATAACTTGCGCCGCTGCCAATAGCAAGCCAGAAATTATCGTTATCACACAACATTTCCGTGAGTTCGTGATAATGCGTTTGGTCGCCTTGTTTTAAATCATTGTCAATTTCAGTGATAACTTCATTTAAAGCAATTTCATATCCTGCTTGCCAATCCACTTCACGTTGGTTAGCAGAATCAAGCTGGGAGTAATAATCAGCGTAAGGTTTCATTATTTACTCCAAGTGCGGTTAATTTCTGCTTGTTTTTGTGCGGTATAAGACTGCAGTTCTTTTTCTGCTGCTAGTGTGAGATTAGGCGGTAAACATACGCTGTTTTCATATATGCCACCTTTTAGTTCACACTGTGTCTCTGCTTGAATTTGTTGGCTTAATTCGTTGTCGTGCCAGTCTGTTTGGTTAGCTTTTGTACCTAGACTGATAACTGCGGACACAATGATTGCACCAAAGAGACAAGTCATAATTTTTAATGCTTTTTCAGTGCCTGTCATAAAGTATGTAAAACTGTTTTTAAGTTGATGTTTTTTCATTTTTAACCTCGATTTTGGCGTAAAAAAAGCCCACCTGTTACAGTGGGCGAATAACCTAAGGAACCAAAATTATGAAAACTACATGAGTTTTTAAGCCCTCATGCTCGGCTAAGACAGTAACCACAAGTGCGGCGATTAGCGGAAGAAACTCTAAAAAACTCGGCTTGTTCATCAAAACGTTATCAGCAGAGCGGGAAAGCTTAGATGAAAACACCGATGTTATTCGCCTTTTGAGCATGTATCAGCCTGAATCAAAATAAAGGCTTTACATAATGATTCAGCCAATTCAAGCGGCGTTAAACTTGTATTTTTAGACGCACTTTCTAAAACGGCCTGTTTTATTTTGGACTTATCAGAATCTGACAGGCTGTTTTCTTCAATCTTCAATGTCAATTCTTTGGGATTGCCAAGCTGATCATTGACTATTGCAAGACGAACAATTTCAAAGGTTTTGTTTGCCATTTTGTTTTCTCCTTTCTTTTCCATTAAAAACCGCACTCTTATAAATGCAGTTTTTAATGTACCGTCTCTCCGGTATGTCACGCTGTTATGAAGCCGCGTTTGCTTGTATTTTTTCACCCACCGTAACTCCACTTTCGGCAACTGCACCGTTTTTCACTGGCTTCGTAATTGGCGGACTTAAAACTTGTCGTTGCATAGTAGGGTAGGGCTTTCAATCTACACGACCACTGCGCACCGTTATGCGACAAGTTTCTTTAACCAAATTGTCTAAAATTCAAAACAGGTTAATGATGAGCGCCTTTCTTTAGGCTTGTAAGGCTCAAGCCCTCTTGTATGCGACTACATCGAGGAATATAATGCTCCCTGCGACTACAATTTAATCAGAGGAACATCATGGAAGAGTACGCCAAGTTACTTAATACCATACTTACCAAGGTAGTTTTTAATCACATGACTATGTTCTTCGTTTTCTTATTTATTGGCTTTACGTTCATTCCGCCAGAATTAACGTTGTATCTCAACGCTAAAACACCGGCATTCTTTCCTGATTGGTTCACTCTTGCCAATTTTGGTTCTTTGATATTTGCGTTGGTTTCTACGATGATTTGGATTCTTATTTCTAAAGCGACCAAATCAATTATTTCAAAACTGCGTGAATCATTAAAAACTAATTCAGAGCAAGCTAGATTAATCAATCTACTTCATAATTTATCAACAGAAGAGCAACATGTTCTTGCAATGTCCTGCCTTAATGAGCGAATTATTTTCCCAGATAACAGAACTCAACTAGCCATTCAAAAACTCTTGTCAAAAGAACTTATTTCGTACGGCTGGACTAATGATAAATATGAGTTAAATCCACTTATTCGCAATGTTGTTCTTGCTGAGCTTGATAAACAGATGAATTCCCATCATTAACCTGTTTCAAATTTTTAAAGAACGTTTCAAAGTGTTTTGCTTTGTTGTGGATAATTTAGCAAAAACTAAATATTTAGTAAATTGTTTATTTAGTAAAATTTAGTTAAATTGTTAGTATTATTTAGTATTTATCTGATTTTTAAGCAAAAATATTTTGTTGGAAGATGTTTAATTGCTTGTTTTTTAATCAGTTAATGTTGTGATTTGAGATTCTGATCACGGAATACGTTCTACTTTTTAAGTAGAATGACCGCACTTTATTTATCTAGTGTCAGCAAATGCATGTGTTTGTTGTTGGTGGAAATTATGAATAAATTCATTGTTATAGATATTGAAACTGCAAATCCTGATTTACTCTCAATTTGCCAGGTAGGGATAGTATTTTTTGAGAATGGGGAAATTGTCACGAAATGGGAAACATTGGTTAATCCTCAAGATTATTTTGATCCTATAAATGTTTCAATTCACGGTATCACATCAAGAGATGTGAGAGATGCACCAATTCTTAGCGATATTGTTCCAATTATTAAAGAATTTTTTAGCACTAATATTATTTGTTCCTATGGCGCTTTTGATAAAGCGGCAATGAAAAAGATATTTCCTAATCTGCCAAATCAATGGTTAGATATTATGCGAGTAGTGAGACGATGCTGGAGTGATAAATTTGCAGAAAAGGGCTATGGATTGGCAAAAGTCTCAAAACATTTAAAAATCAAACAAGAAAACCATCATAATGCACTAGATGATGCCATTGTTGCTGGTGGAATATTGAATAAAGCTTTGCTTGAAAGTGGAAAATCGCTAGATTACTGGTTGGATAGGGTGGAAAAACCTATTCACGTAGAGTATGACGAAAACGGGCATATTTCACCTAAAATAAAACGTCATGGTGATCCAAATGGGCCTTTATATGGCGAAGTGGTAGTGTTTACAGGTGAATTATCTATACCAAGGCAGGATGCAGCTAAAAAAGCCGCTTCTGTTGGTTGTGATGTGGTGGATGGCATTTCTAAGAAGGTAACATTACTTGTTAAAGGAATTCAAGACAAGAGCCGATTAGCCGGCAAGGAATTAAGTAATAAGGAAATAAAGGCGCAAGAGCTAATTTCTAAAGGCCATAATATAAGAATTCTATCAGAAAATGACTTTATGGAATTAGTCAATGAAACCTAACAAAAGAAAACCGCCTTGAGGGCGGTCATAAGATAAGATTATCACTGTAAATAACAATTTCAGTCGCTTTCATCTTTTTATTAGCTGAGTAATTCAGCGTGTATTCACTTTGGCGGTATTGCTGGTAAATTTCGCTAATGTTTGGGTGATTATCATAAGAGACAACCCAATGCATTTTTACCTTGGCCAACTTTTCTTGAATAGCAACGTGGTCCTTA